GCGGGAATCGGCAAGGTGACCTTGCCGTCGACGACCAAGGCGTCGGAGACCCGATAACCGTCGGCAAAGATCTTGACCGCATTGCCCTCGAGGTGCTCGAGACCGGTGACCTCGGTGAGGTCGGTGCCGGTGACCCTGACGGCTGCGTCGAGATGCCAACTGTTGCCGCTCTCGATGCGCTCCCAGTGACCGGCATCGATGCGCTCGACCCTGGTGGTGTTGTCGCGACGGACGATCACCCAGACCTCGTCAGCCTTGTCGCCATAGCTCGGCGAGACCCACTCGACCTCTCCCTCGGTCTCGATGACGGACCACGCTACGACCTCCTCCTCGCGCCGGTAGGAGCAGCACAGAAGCTTGCCGTCGTTGGTGACTGCCCAGAGCATCTGCTCGGGGTTCACGGTGTGGCAGAGGGTGCGGATACCCGAGCGAGTCAAATGCTCCACCAACTGCGTCAGAATGGGCGAGACGTAGGTCTGACGCTCGAAGGCGAAGATGTATTCACGGACGTTAAGCCCGCCCCTCTGGACGAACAGGATCGCGCTCTCGGCGAGCACTGCTTGGATCGACTCCGAGCCGTTGCGAGACTGACGCTCGACCTTGACGTTCGATGGTGTGATCGCACCCTGCTCAGCAGTGATCAACCACTCCTCGCCCTCGGTGCCTACAATGAGACCGTTGAGCGAGACCATCCATTGAATCGGGTTGCTCTCCTCTGCGGCGAGCAGGTAAGTGAAGCCCATGTCGTCGAGGACACCGGTCTCGAAGTTGCGAAGGTCGCCGATCACACTTCCCCAGATGACTTGAGGCTGCGATTTGTTGCCACCGTAAATGACCCGTTGCTGGTGAACAGTGACCGACCTCGGGTATCCTCGATACTTCGACCAGGATCCTTCGTTCCAGTAGCGTGTCGCCGTCGTCGCGAAGAGATCCCTGGTGACGTCGACAGTGACCACCGTCGGTGACGTGTAGCCGGTGACAGTAACGAGTCCATCGTGACTGGCGTCGGCTGACTCGAGAACGAAGCGAGGCACTGCTGCGTCACTGGCAGATGCCCCATCACACGACTCCGCCCAGATCCGCATGATCGAACCACTCGCGACATTGCCCGCCACCGTGATGTTGCGGTCCTTGTTGCCGCTCCATGAGCGAAGCGTCTCGAAGGTGCCGTTCGGAAGCTTGATCTCCAGGTGAACCGTTCCGCTCCATCGCCCATAGGTCGTGAAGGAGTAGCCGTTACTGATCATCAATGGGTCGCTGTATCCGCTGAACGCACCGACGGCACCGACCCTCGATACGGTCGCCAGTGTGCGCCGGTGACGGATGCGCCAACGACTACCGACATGATCGGCGTTGAACAGGGCAGCACTCGCAGTCATGGTCCGACTTGATCCGGACGTCGCACTCACGGCGAGAGTGATGTCGGAGAGTGCCGAATAGACCAGGGTCTGGATTGCCATCGTGCCGCCATACAACTGGTTACCTGCCCAGAGCAGTCGGTAGGTCGTGTTGGAAGTCCTGACGCTCCCGTTGTAGGTGCTCACCAACCCAGCCGTGATTGGCATGGTCGCGACGTTGACCCAGGTGGATCCGCTCAACCTCTGCACCGTGAGCGAGTAACCTGAGTACAGGAGACTGGTCGACGGCACCCACGTCGTCGCGTCGATCTCAGCCCGCCACTCGGCTCCGGCAGGGACCACGACAGACTGCCTCGACAAAGGCTGGCTGACTGCGAGGTTCATGTTGAGCATGTGAGTGACGGTGCCAGGACTTCCGACCGGCGCGGATGAGTATCGCGCAAACCCTGACGTCGAAGCCACCGGCCCAGAGTAGGTGATGCGGACGGCTTGAAGGTTGGTCGGAGACGGAACGGTGTAGACCCATGAGTTAGTGTAACTCGTCCCAGTCCAACTGAAGGTCTTCAGCGTCGACCATGCGGTGCCGGTCCACCGTTGCAGTGTCGCCGTCTTGGTGCCGCTACCACCGACCCAGCCGACGCTGAAGGTGTAGACGGTCCCAGTGCTGCCGTGGAACCCTGTCTGGGGCCAGACGGTCGTGTCGACCCTGAGCAGATCAGTAGCGACAGGACTCGAGCCGTCATCGTCCCGAAGCACTTCGTCACGGAAAGCAGGATACTTGAAGACCTCCTCGCGGAACTCCCATCCGTCGACCTTTCTGAGTAGTTCCTGGGGAGGGTGCTCAGGATGGACGAAGAACATGACGTCGTTGACCTGGGCGAACTTAACGTCGTCGATCTCGTCTGCCGACCAGGGTGTGTCTGCCGAGCCTTCGAGTGCTCCGGTCGACACGTTCCAGAACCGGATGGTGTAGTCGCCAAGCTCGAGTTGATAGCGGACGGAAACCGAGAACTTGAAGTCAATCAACCGGTGGTGCTTCGTCGGGTCGGACGTCATGCCGAGGTGCATGAGTGAGGGTCGCCTGAAGGCTGCGCCGAACACTCTCGGGATGAAGTTGCGAAGCTTCACGCATGCGCGACGAAGCGACTCGAGGTCAGGGCGACCGAGCAGGAGAGGCGTTGCCTCGCCGCCATTGACGGATGAGACGGGAATCTTCATTACCAGTTCCGCGCCCCTCCCCTAGCCTTGAGCCACTCAGAATCCTGGTGCGCCATGACGCACCGAGGACGGTCCTCCATCATGCTGGCACCACCGGCCTTCACAATGTGCCGCTCAGCCTTCGCCTCGAGGTTGTCGGTGAGCGAGATCGATGACGTGATGGACGGCGAAACAGCAGCCGCCAAAGCCGTTGCGAATGCCTTGTTGAATGAGTCGTCCCACTCGGAGACGGTCTCGTTGCGGTAAATGTAGACGAGGTTGGCTTCTTCCTCATTGGTGAGCAGGAGGTCACCCTCGATCTCCCACGTCGCCTGAGAGGTGCCTGCGTGGGCTTCGTTGAGCTTGATCGCCTTGATGTAGTTGGCGGGCAACTGATAGGCGTATGTCCAGCCGAAGATGGGTGCGTCGGCGAGGCGTGTCAGGGTCTTCCTGGTAGTCGCGAAGTTCCACTCACGGCGACGGAGCACAGCGTCCCTAGTGATGTCCCACATCTGACGGCATCGCTCAGCGTGAGGCGAGTTCTCGGAGATGTTGGTGATTCGCATCTCGCCGAGGATGCCGAGGGCGACGTTTGCAAGTTCAGTTTTAGTCATGGTGGAGCGAGTTAAAAGAAAAGCGGCGGGAGAGTCTATGAGGACTCATCCCGCCGCACCCAACAGCAACGACGTGCAGGGAATGGTTTCAGCGTTACGCCGGATCCTTCAGGCGATAGCGAACGACCACCTCGAAGGTGTTGGTAGCAGCCAAGGTCAGGGTGGATCCAGTGCCTGGGGCGATGACCACCTTCAGGAGGTCATCCTGAGCGAGGGTGATCAGGTCGTCGCCAGCCGTCGGGATGGCGAACGTCGTCTTGGCGGTAGGCGAAGTGATCTGAGCCGACTGAGCGGACAGGGCGACAGCATTGGTGCCGTCAGCATCCGTCTTCTGGAGGGTGAACTTCACGTTGGGATTGACGGTGCCGGTGCCGCGAATGGAGCACTCGTCGATGATGATCTGAGCACCAGGGATGCCGAGAGAACCGAGAGTGACCTTGTCGCCATCCGCGAAGGATGCGTTGGCAGTCCAGAGGAACACAGCGTCCTTGACCGTCTGATTCAGAGGGGCTTTGGACGGCGAGAAGTTCCGACTGGAACCGGAGAGGACGACACCGGCTTGATAGTCGGAGTCGATGGAGGCGGCGAGCGCAGTGTGAGGCAGGAATGATTTCATAAGTTTGAGTGAATGAGGTTTGGGTGAGTTGAGTGATCCCGCCCCAGGTTAAGGGGCGGGATCGGGTTCAGGGGTTAGGGAGCGGGATCGCAGGGGATCTCGAGCACCATCTCGTCGAAGACACGGAAGCAACCCCAGAAGGAGTAAGCCGTGACTTGGAGAGCGTGTTTCTCCTTCGGAAGGATGTCGAGGTGCGACTCCATGCCGCTCATGGGCGAGGAGGCGAATGCACGTTTCGCGAAGGCGACCGCAGTCTCGACTCCGGTGCCGGAATCGGTCTTCAGCCGGTTCGAGGTGATGACCTTGAAGATGCCGAGCAACTTCGCCTCATGGTTGCCACTGAGGCGCAGTTTGAACCACTCGAGGACCATCTTGGCCCAGGCGTCGTTCGAGGCTGCTTCAGCGTCGAGCATGAGTTGCATCTCCATGTCGGGACTGATGCCGAGGATGAACTCCTCGCGATCCAGGTCGACGTAGAGCTTCTGGAACCGACGGCGAGCCTCCATCACCTTCCAGACCGTGAGACCTTGGTTAGTGCCGAGGGCGACGAGTGGCTTGACGTAGTTGACCGGAATCACCTGAGCGACTGGGAATGCCGTGGGGGTGATGTAAGGATCCGCGCCACCGAGGGAGTCAGCAGTAGAAGCCTCGATGAACAGGTCGTCGCGAATGCGGTTCAGACCGGACAGCATGTCCTCCAGCACTGGGCCGGTAGGGAGTGCGATGGTGTCGAGCAACTTCTGGTCAACACGGTCGAACTTGATCGGCTCAGCCTCGAGCTTCTGCCAGAAGCCTGACCGGAAACCGGCTTCAAACTCGCGAGCGTTGTGAACGCCGAAACGAGTGTTGTCGATGCGCCAGTTGATCGTGTCACGCATACGCATGACATACTGCTTAGCAGTCCAATCGGAGAGGACGTTGGTTACACCGGCGAACTTAGCGTCGGTCTGTTGAACTTGAGCAGCGAAGGCGTCGTTGAACTGACGACGAGTGTGCTCCGGAATGGTGAAGGTAGGTTGAAATGACATGGTGAGAATTGGATAGAGTTGAGGTGCTTCCTTTCCCTCCGTGCCGGTAAGCCGCTGTGCGGGCCGAGTTGGATGGCTGGCTTCTGGGTAGGTCTTCACAGAGCCCAGTTACCTTGAATTGATTTAATTCGGGGGATCTTGTCCGAGGTTCGCAACTGGAATTTTCAAAAAGAAGAGCGCGACCCCAGGAGTCCCAGGATCGCGCTCAGTGCCACCACGGCTACGGACTACACGCCCTTGGCGTATGCGTCCGAAATCTTCTTCGCGACCTCTGGGTCGCCAGCCTTGTACTTCGCATGAAGCGGATGAGACTTGTCGCCCATCACCTTCTGAGCCTCGGCGACGGTCATCGATGCGCCGACCTGACCACCGTCACCTCGATGCGTTGTGTGCTCGCCGGTCATGGCGACCAGTGAGTTCACAAGCTTCAGTGCTGCCGGTCCCCAGAAGTCCTGGTGAGTCGGGTCGAATGCCTCCGCAGGGATGCCGAGTTCAGCGAGTTTCGGGTTCGTCGTCATCGCCGCCTTCACGGAGGTGACCACCTTGTCGAGTTCGCTTCCGAACGTCTTGTCGAGTTCAGCCTTCTCCTTTGCGAGCACCTGATTCATCGCCTCGCGATTGGCTTGCACCGATCCAGCGACGTGCTCGAGTTGGAACTTAGCGAGCCCCTGAGCCTGAGCCTTCGTGAGACCGAGTTCCTTCGCCTTCGTCATGAACGAGGCATTCAGGTTGTCGTCCCAGAGGACTCCCTCGGGCATCTCGTCGGGCTTAGCGATGCCGTACTCCTCGGGCTTCTCAGGAACGCCGAGAGCGGCGTAAAAGGCTTGGAGTTCTTCAGCCGTCGCTCCTTCGCCAGGAACCTTCACCATGCCCTCAGTCTTCGACCTCGCAGCCGTCATGTTGGACTTGATGAACTCCGACAACGGCTTCGGCGCAGTGTCGAGCCACGACGCAGGGTCGGCTAGCCTCTCACTCCCGTCGTCACCCTTGGAGATGATCGACTCATGCCAAGCAGGAGTTGGACTGCCGCCTCCTCCGCCACCACCACCCTCGGGCTCACCCTCGAGCAGCCCGCGCATGTTCCAGAGGAGCAGCATTACTCGCCTCCTTTCTTCCAGCCTGGGGTCTTGGTCCCCAGACGTGGATCCTGACCGACAGGCACGTTGTATTGCGACACCGGACCCCCGACGACTTTGGCCGGTGGAGTGACTAATGCGGTGGGAGGATCGGTGTCGGGAATGTTCGCCTCCTCGTCGTCGGTCGCCTCGGTGGTGCCGAGGTCAAACTTCAGGCCGGAATCGCCAACGGCTTTGCGGATCGCTCCCTTGTCCTGGTTGCTGATCTTGCCGCCAGGAATCTTAGCGATGCCGTCGGTGATGGTGCCGATCTCTTCCTCGTCCTTGAGGATCGTGTTGTTTTTGATTTTGATCATGTTGCTGTTTTTGCTTTGGGTTTCGCTTCATCCGGAAGCGTCGGTTGTTGGGATCCGTAACGCCACAAGAGCGCGACGACTTCACAGTTGCCATGCTGGTGGGGTGTCATGCCCTCCAGGTGAGAAAGGGGATGACGCACAGAGCACAGGAGAGTGAGAAGCTTGCGACCGGACACCGTGTCGAAGGTGTCGTTGCAAAGCTTTGCCAGTTGCTGCGGTGTCAGTTTAGACGTCGCCAGGATGTCTTGTTCGAGGGTCATGCTTGGCCTAGTGCGGCTTCGACGAGTTTGGGATTCTTACTCGCCTCCATCATCATCATCTGTTGCTCTTGAGCCTGCTGAGCCTTGGCCCGAGCCTCGCGCATCGATGCGACTTCTTCGACCGGCTTCAGGTAGTCGACCGGCAGGCCGTCGGACTTGCTCAGGTCTCGGAAGGCTGCGTCCTCGTTGAGGTTGTCGAACACTTCCGGCCTGAGTGTGGCGAGAGGCGTGAAGAGTTCGAGCATGTTGGCAAACGCCGTCTTCTTCAGACCCTGCAACGCCAGAGCCATGCGTGAAGTGTGGACGGTTCGAGGGAAGAGCATGACGGTGTTGCCGCCTGGGCTTTGAACCATCGCCTCGGGAGGTGCCGGTGGGAACAGTCCCTGCCGATAGAGGAGCATGAAGACACGCTCGAGCATGGGGTTGATCTTCTCACTGGTGACCGACGTGAAGGCTGGACTGAACCGTGCAAGCTTCTCCGCCTCGCGGGCGACGACCTCGCGAGCAGTGATCTGACGCTCGATCATGTTGAACTGCTCGAAGAGTGACCGGTGGAAGATCTCGCCGATTGCCTTCTCCTTCCGCTCGATGATTGCGATGCCGACGTCGAAGCGACCACCGGTCATCCATTCGCGAACACGCTCATTGCCGCCGATAGGCTCGATGGTGATGCCACCGGCGCGAAGGTCTGGGATGGACTCCATGCCTTCAGGGATGACGACTCGAGGATTGACGGTCGTCTCGGCCAGAGTCGCCATGAGCATCTCGAGGTAGTTCACGCCACGGATCTCGGCGAGCGCGAGCATTGCCGGTGACACGCCATAGGCCGAGTGCTCGGACCATTTGAAGTAGCGACCGGCGAACCCTGGCAACTCCTCGAAGCCGCCCTCGCTCACCTTCATTTTAGTGTTGAGGTGGACATAGCAGGATGCCCACGGCATGCCCATCGGACCACCGGCTGGGTTGCGGTCCTTCTCGTCCCTCGGGTAGACCGTGTGGAGGTAGCGTGACTTCTCGTTGAGCTTGTTGGCGACGAGTTGATTGATGA